CGCGATGCCGTCGTACTGCTGCTGGTTAATAATCTTGATGCCAAACGAGATGCCATTGGCCGGGTCACGGAAGTAGGTGGCGTCATCCACCAGCACCGGGCGGTTGCCGACAAAGTCGCCGCTAGGCCCCAGCGTCCGCGATCTGAAGCCCGCCGGCCAAGTGATCACCTGATCCTGTGTAGAAAACACCGCCAGACGTTCGGTATTCCAACTGTCGATCATCTGGTTCATGGCGTTCAGCGCGTCCTGCGCCGTCTCGCCGGAGGGCACTTCGCCTTCGGCCAGAACGCCCAGAAGCCGCAAGGAACCGTAAATGATGTCGGCAGTTGTCGTCATGCTAGTCGTCCTTCCGGGGGCGGCCGCGACGGCGCGGAGCCTCTGCCATCAAGTTAGCTTCAGCGTCTGTTTCTGGCAAGTCGTCGTTCTGAAGGTCTTCCGGCTCAAACCGGCTCCAGCCGTTCATTTCGTCGTACTGCGCTTCCATCTCCATCGTGGCAATCTTTACGCCATGCTTGGGATGGAACAGGTAAATGGTCGCCATTGTTCCTCCAAAAGGGAAGACGGGCGGCCGAAGCCGCCCGTCTATTGGTTACGCTGCGCGGTAAAGCGTCCAGGCGCCAGCCGCCGACTTGCGGGCAATGAAAAACGCGCCCGTCGTCACCGGGATCGTCATGGTCAGCGAACCCGTGATCGTCCAACCCGTGCCAGCCGCGATGATTGCGGTAGCCGAAGATGTACCGATGTTCACCACGCGGAACGTGAACGCGGTGCCGACCTTGTCCGAGTTGGTCAAAACCGCTTCCAGATCGGCAACGGTCGGCAGCGTGTAAGTTACGGAAGCGGCGGTGATGCCGCTGTTTGCAATGATCAGGCCGTTGAGAACCTGAGCCGCAGTCAGCGTTGCCGCAGTCGTAACCGAAACGGGATCGGGCAGCGCGTCGATAAGCGGGTCATTCAGGTTGCCGTCGCCGACCTGATAACCGCCAGCGCCATTAGGAATAGCCATGTGATTTGTCCTTGTTTCTAAATTAACGGTGAAAACGGCGCGGGTGACTTCCCGCGCCGCCTAACATTAACCCCAGAGACGGCAAGCCATCTGCGGGCGGATGACGGAATAGCCATACAGCACGTCGATACGGCACGGCAGACGGTCATTGTTGATGTCGTACTGGCGAACAATACGCATCGAGATGCCGTTGTGAACCTGACGGGACGCCATATCGACGCCGCTCGGCATGAGCAGGTCAGCCGTGGCGAACGAGATCGCGTCCTTGTGATAGACCAGGTTCTGCGGGTAGGTGGTCGAAGCCGCGCCGACGAACACCACAGCCTTACCAGTGATGGTGAGGGTGCTGACCGTAGCCAGAGCGTTCGACGGCGAGTAGAGCGCCGGCGAAACCGACAGCGTCACAGCGCCGCCAGCGGACGAGGTGTTGGCGGCCGTCACGACGAACTGCTGGAGGGAACCCGTGCTTTCGCGGGTCTGCGGGTTCACAGAGAAGCAGTCGGCCACGGTGAACACGTCGCCCACCGTGAACGTCAGCGCGTTACCCGCGCTGGCGAGGGTGATGGTTGTCGCACCTTCCGAGGCGTTGCCGTTGACCGTGGCGCCCGTGGCTGCGCGGGTGCCCGTGGTGTGCTGCTTGATCGACTGCGACATGTTGATCTCCTCGTAACCGAGAACACCTTCGCCCATCATGCCGTTCTTGAACTGGCGAGAGATCGTGTCAACGGGGTTGAAGAGGCCCTTCATGCCTTCGACCAGACCGGCGTTGGCGGCCGGGTTCACGGTCGCGTAGCGGGTCGGCATCATGGCAGCGTACTCGTTCAGCTTCTGCTGGGCCTGAAGCAGGACAAGCGAAGTGGCCGGGGTCGTGCCGGGAGTGCCAACGGTCGAGAAGATGCCCTTGTAGGAGTTGGCAACGTCAGCGTCGATGGATGCTGCAAGCTGCGAAATACGCGGCTTCAGAACACGATCCGCGAAATCGTCAAGCTGCATGGTCAGTTCGGCCGACGTGAAGTTCACGCCGATGTGCTTCTGGTTGTTGACGGCGAGCGTGGTGAACTGCTCGTTATCGTCCTGAACCTGAAGGGCTGCACCGTCGGTGACCAGAGCGCGGTCGGGCAGACGGATGCGGAGGGTCGAACCGATCTTGGCGCCTTCGACAGCGAAGCTGTCGTCGTACTGACGGTTCACGTTGCGGGTGATCACCAGGTTGTTCTCAAGGCCAAATGTTCAATCAGGTTCGCTAAACCTAATCCGTTCCTTGCGGAACTGCTGCATGTCACCATGCAGAGCAGACTATCTCTTCACCCTCCATCGAGGGGCTGTGCGCTTTGGACCGCTTGGTCCTACTCCCTTTCGGGATAGTCGTTACACCTTACATTGATGAGGACAAACACCGCCGTTGCGATGCTTCCCGACCTGACAGTTCATACATAGCACCTGATAGCCCGGAGGAAAAGCACTTTTTCGCAGCCACAAATAGAACGCGGTGCCGCTGCTGTGGTACAACCCGGATTTGCGTTCTTTACCACCATCGTTGTTGATGTGGTCTATGGACAGGAACTTGGGTTCAGTCTCGCCGCAACAGGCGCAAATGTAGCCGCCATACGCTCCAAACACGTCGTCGCGCAGTTTGGCTTGGTTGCGCTTGGTCTTGTCGCGTTCCATCTGGCGGATGCGCGCAACCTCTTCCGGCGTGCCTTCCGCCAGCTTGCGGTTACGCCATTCCCTAGAATGTTCTCGGGCCCGCTCCCGGTTGGCCTCGCGCCACTCTTGCATGCGGCGGCGATGCCTTTCAGGATCACGGGCCCGATAACGTTGGGCAGCTTCTCTGTTCTTCTTTCGGAGAAGTTCTTCCGGTGTCAGGTCGGAATTGTTCTCGTCTTTGTCTTGGCTCGGTGTTTTCATGTAACAATCGTAACATGAGGTTCACCGAATTCACACAGTTATTTTTCGAGGGGTTACCCCCAAGGGAGACCTAAAAGTTAATCTCCAGAGCCTTCCGGGTGATCATGTCAATCGTAAGAAGTGAATTGGCCATGACCTATATGGTCCTTTCGTTGGCTAAAATTATCGTCTGCGTTGAGCCTCGTACTTCTTGATCTGGCGCAGCCGGTCCTGTTCGATCCATTCCGACGTAGTCATAGTCTTCACAGACCGGGGGTCGGTGGTGTCGTATGCAGGCGTACCTGTCGAGGTACGGGCCGTAACCGGAGCAATCGGTGCCGGGGCGGTGGAAGTTTTCTTGGCCGGTGGATTGGCGCCGAGATTGGCTTCAATCTTTCCGATTTCCCGTGCCTGCAAGAGCGGTGATAGGCGCGCAATCCGTTCGGCTTCCTTGGGGTTCGATCCGAGGTAATAGATTACATCGGGACCGTTATCCGAAGCCTGAATGGTCTGCGCCATCGTTTCCGTGACGGGGAGCTTGGGGTTGTACGCGACCTGTTCAAAGTCGTCGTACTTGTTCCGCGCTTCCTCTTCACGGTCGTGATAGGCATCGAGCGTAGCCTGACGTTCAGCTTCGGCGGCCCGCTTTGCCAGGAGTTCCTGTGCTTTGCGTTCGGCCAAGGCGTCGGCGTAGGCTTGTGCATCTGCGAAGTCGTCTGCTCTCAGCGGTTCCGACGGAACGGCTGGGGGCTGTGACTTAGCCTTCTGCGTTTGCTCGCGCTCCCATTTCCGTTGTTCTCTTGCGAGACGTTTGCCGACGATTGCGTCCAATTCTTCCTGAGTGAAGGTCTTGGATGCGTCCGTTGGCGTCGGTTCCGGCGGTGTATCTGTAGCGGCAACAGGTTCAGCCGTGGGGGCCTGTTCCGGCGCGGGCGCACCCGCTAGTTCGTTCTCGGTCATCTATTCACCTTTCGGTTCCTGGCGTGCCCTGCCAGTAGGGTTAGGGTTCTGTAACACGATTTGTTACGGAGGTCAAATTAGGCGGGAGTTACTGTTACAGACCCGTCTACACAGTTCCATGGCGATACATCAGTGCTTCCAGAAGCGCGCATAAGACGGGTATTGGTGGTGTCCCACACCATAAGCCCCGCGTATTTGTTTGTCGTATTGACCGCGTTTGTTTTGTCGGCAATAGCGGTAGCCGCAACAGAAGCCGTATCAACTAAATTCCAAGAAACTTGTGTTATGGCCATGTTTGCGCTCTTATTTTGAGAAGGCTTGAATTTCGGCGTTGGTGACCCTTTGAGGCCAATAGCGTAAGCTCTGTAAGCACCCGTTTAGATAATTAGTGCCATCAGACCCTAAACGCGCTTGAGTTGCTGTCGGCACAGTAACAGATGTATCCGTCACAGCCGTTCCGCCATTTACCGCAGCGGCGCAATTGTTCGTGTTCCAAGCGCCGCCCAACAAGTAGGTTGTATTTGCAGATATGGTTCCTGCGTCTATCTGGGCCTGATCCGTCGTGGCTTTAATATAAAGTTCAGGGTTTGTTGTGTTCCCGCGCAAAGCAATGATGTTGTTAGCTGAGTTATCATCAAATTGCGCCGCAGGGCGAACGCCAGAAACGGTGTTTGGTATAACGCGCGCCACAGCAGCGCCGATTGTGCTGGCCCACCAACTGCTGAAGTTGGTGCCCGTCATGGTGACAGCATCGGCGTTTCTTGTCAGGCTTGTGGTCGTCGTTGGAATGTAGCTGGTGGCGAATGCGCCGACTTCAACATTCATCCCCCAGCCATAAAGATTAGATACGCCGTTGCCATTGTAAGCGTATATGGCAAACCCGCCAAAAGACGCCGGCGTACCAGTATCAGAAAGCTGAATACGGACGTTTGGGTTAGTACCAGTTATTGAGCCGGTCAGAGTGCAGCGCCACCAACCATCGTTCCAAGGAGTAATGGACGACGATATATAAGTACCCGATGTACCGTTGCTCGTCGATGTTACAACGCCTGCGACCAAGTCAACAACAGCGACAACCCATTCAACATTGGTGGCGCCGATCATGGTCAAAATGGCGTATCGACGACCGTTTGTCAGGCCGTTTTTCAAAAATACGCTTTTTGTGATTGTGGCGCCAGCAGCAGCGGTTACACTCTGACGACCGAATAGATGGTTATTGCTTGCGGTAGTATCTTCGGTCGCTAACGTCGCAGAATTAGTGCCATCGGGCGCCGTGCCAGACGCACCTACAGCAGTCGCGCGTTGAGCAACCCAGTATGTGGCGTTGCTTAAATCGCCGCTTGACAAAACCAAATTAGCGCGGCTCTCTTCAATCAAAAGACCGCGACACGTCCCTATTGACGTAGGCGAAAAGTCAAACCGAGGCAAATTAGCGTTTACTATTTCAATGTTGCCGCTGCTGTTAACGCGGGTTGCCGTGTTAAGTGCGCGCGTTACGGTCACGCGGCTATCTAAAGAAGCCGTGGTAAAGTCCAACGCCATACGAGGAAGGACACGCTCGGTAGCTGACAATGAGTATCCAGGTGTTATCATAACTGTGCTCTATGCCACCTGATAAACGAAATTGACGTTAATTCGGTTGGCGCCTGCGGAATTTGACAAGTCAGCTACGGTCGCTGTAGGCGTGCCCAACGCCGAAGTAACGTAGTTTAAGTTGTTAACCAAACTTAACGTCAGCTTATTGCTGCTTGAAGCGATAAAAGCTGCTTTTGGTTGGCTAGTAGCAAACCCAGCACTTAAACCTAACGCAACATATTGCGGATACCCGCTGTTAGCCGCCGAAACAAAAGGCAAATCGCCAATTTGCAAGTTGCCTGTTCCTCCTGCCGCCGCGTTTGTTTGAATTTCAATGTTTATAAAACAGATGTTGCCTATGCGCTCATAAGAACCAAGCTGAATTGCATACGTGATTGTTGGGTCAGCCGTTGATCCTTTATACGTCGGCGTCCAAGTTCCTTTTTGATAGTAGTTAAGAACGCTTTGCGGAGACGCGCCAAAAGAGGCCCCATACGTAAACTGAATGGATCCGCTTCTGTAACCCGTAAGGTATGCGTTTTGCTGGTAAACATATCCCGGCAAAATTTGAGGTGTAACAGACGGATCGTATCCGCCTACAATAACGAGTGGGTTGGCTGTGAACAAAATTTTAGCGCCGTCAAACAGAACGCCATGAAGTTCTGTGGTATTACTGGCGTTTTCAATGTGTCGCGTAACAGCTTCAAATGTTCCGCCAAAAATACGGTTGGACTGGTTTGCCAAACCGTTTCCATCCAAACTGTCGACGATAAAACCTGTAGGCGTGGCAGATGGCGACGTACCAGCAAGAAGGTTTTCACAAGAGACACCGAAGAAATTGTTAGTGTCTCCGCTTTCAATGTCAATGCCGGTATTCAACGTGTTAAGGTTGATGCCGTAAAAACTATTTCTGTTGCAAGTACTGTTAAGCGAACCGGAGTTGATGCCTGTTTTAAGATAAATTCCGCGCGTTCCATCACCGGCGCCGACGATGTGCAAGTCAGAAAAAGTATTGTAGTAGCAAGCAGAC